AGGTAGACCTAAAACAAAGAGTCTTGAACCTGAAGAGGAAGATCCGGTTGATTTACTTGACCCTACGCATATTTTTAATGAAGCATTTGGTGCTACTTCATGTGAAATGGGTGAAGCTCAAGCTATATGTGATGCGGGTACGGGTAAACTTGACGCAGGTACGGACAAACCTGAGGAAATAAAGGTTCCGGCAACGCGGCTGTTTAATACCTATACGGCCTCCAAGTTAGCTACAATTTTAACTGAGTATGACCATCAGGTGGTTGAGGATGTAGCCCAGATGCGTACTTATGTTACCAATAAGTTGATTGAAGTATCCGGTTGCGGGGATACCAAGCAGGAATTACGCGCACTGGAACTGTTGGGTAAGATTTCGGATGTTGGGTTGTTCTCTGAAAAGACGGAAATCAATGTGACCCATACGACAGGCCAATTGGAACATGCGATTAAGGACAGGATTAACCGCCTGATGGGGCAGATCCATGAGGCAGAGTTTGAAGAAATACCCATACTTGAAGTGGTAGAAGAGGAACCGGACAGCGAGATATGAGCGCAGCCGCCGAACAGACACGCCCTTATAATAAGACAGGAACACTTGCGCCCAAGCTATCCGCAGACGATCTCAATAACTTAATATCCATACTTCCTAAGTTGTCGGAGAAAGAACAGTTATTATTGCTGAAAGAACTTGGTGATTTTGAAGAACTGTTAAGTAAGGAAAAGGCAGAGAAAGACTTCTTGGAGTTCGTCAAAAAGATGTGGCCTGATTTTATTATGGGGCGGCATCATAAGATCATGGCAAATGCGTTTGAGAGAGTAGCGAACGGGGAATGTAAACGTCTGATTGTTAACATGCCGCCGCGCCATACCAAGTCGGAATTTGCCTCTTATCTGCTTCCGGCGTGGTTTCTGGGTAAATATCCACATAAGAAAGTCATCCAGACCTCTCATACGGCGGAATTAGCGGTGGGGTTTGGTAGGAAAGTGCGTAATCTGGTGGAGAAAGAGGAATATATTGACATTTTTCCCAATACTTCCCTTCAGGTGGACTCGAAAGCAGCCGGAAGATGGAATACTTCCAAGGGCGGGGACTACTTTGCTATTGGTGTCGGCGGTGCCGTGACAGGTAAAGGCGCGGATTTGTTGATTATTGACGATCCACACAGTGAGCAAGAGGCTACATTGGCTGAACATAGTCCCGAAATCTACGATAAAGTGCATGATTGGTACACATCCGGCCCCCGTCAGCGGTTACAACCGGGGGGAGCCATCGTGATCGTCATGACACGGTGGAGTAAACGGGATTTGACGGGTCAAGTGGTCAAGGCAGCGATGCAGAGGGATGGGGAAGAGTGGGAAATCATTGAGTTTCCCGCTATTTTACCTTCTGGAAACGCACTTTGGCCTGAATTTTGGTCTCTTGAAGAACTGAGTACCCTTAGAAACGAGTTACCCCACTCCAAATGGATGTCGCAGTACCAGCAAGACCCGACTTCGGAGATTAGTGCTATTGTTAAACGGGATTGGTGGCAATGTTGGGAAAAAGAAGACCCGCCAACCTGTGATTTCGTCTTGATGTCGTGGGATACGGCATTTGAGAGGAATAATCGGGCAGATTATAGTGCCTGTACAGTGTGGGGGGTGTTTTATCAGGCTGGAACTCCTGCGGTCGAGATAGAAAGCGAAACTGAAGAGCACCGGATTAAATTACAACAGGGAATCCCACAGGCAAACATTATTTTACTGAACGCCTACCGTGACAGGCTAGAGTTTCCCGAATTAAAACGAACTGTCATGGAAGAATATAAACAGTGGGAACCGGATAGTATTATTATTGAGAAAAAAGCGAGCGGTGCGCCGTTAATATATGAGTTACGTGCAATGGGCATCCCAGTACAAGAGTTTACACCCACTAAAGGCAACGATAAGATTAGTCGTTTGAATGCGGTGTCGGATATTTTTGCCTCGGGGAGAGTGTGGCACCCACCAACTAGATGGGCAGAAGAAGTGATAGAGGAAGTCGCAAGTTTTCCTGCGGGAGAACATGATGACTATGTGGACTCCACCTCAATGGCATTAATGCGCTTTCGTAAAGGGGGTTACATTCGTACATCAATGGATGAACCCGATGATTATTATGATACAAAAGAGTATCGTGCCTACAGACAACATACCAATAGGGCAGTTTATTACTGAGGTAAGTAGTTATGGCGTCAACTAGAAAGAAAGCGAAGAACAAGTCTGGTTGGTTGAGACAACCCAGCCGACTTGCTACAGGAAAACCGGGTGTAAGTGAAAGGCTTGCAAATGCGTTAGGAGAGACTCCGGGGGAAAGAGCAGCAACAATTGCTAGCCTAGTAGCAGGTGGTGGTGGTGGAGCAGCAAAAGTAGCAACAGTTGTAGCAGCTAAAAAGGCAGCAGCTAAAGAAGCTAAAAGAAGAGCGGCAATATTAGCTAAAAAAAGAAGAGAAGCATCTCTGACTCGGGCGGCTCAGAGAAAATGGCAAAGCGGCATCATAAGATCAACGAAAGCAGCAAATGATCCTAAATATACTAAACCTAGCGTTCAACGCGGAAATACGGCGGCAGGTAAGCAACAGGAAGAGATGTATCTCTGGAGAGATGCACAGGGAGAGGTAAAAATCTCAAATCGTCCACGAGAAAGCCATCGTGAGCGGAACTTGCGCTACGGACGGAGAACTCCGCAGCGAGAACTCGATGAAGGCGCGATTGAACAAAGAGCTAGGGCATTAAAAGATAAAGCGGCAGGAAGAGATGCAAAAGGACTACTGGAGAGGGCACAGGGAAAGGTAAAATCGATCCGCAATAGGAAATTGAAGGCAGTTCAAGAAAAGAGGCTAGTAAAATCCGCTAAGAACCCTAAAGGTGTTATTACAAAACGTGAATGGCTTGATGCGTTGAGAGGACGGAATGGTGAAAGTACCTTTAAAAAAGGTGGTCTTATTAAAAAATCTGCTGCTAAAAAACCATCTCGCAAAAAATCTATTGATGGTATTGCACGTAAAGGTCATACCAGAGCAAAACATAGGTAAGCAGTTATGGCAAATGAAAATATGCCCGAACTAGAAATCGTCCTTCCTGACGGACGGCCTGTTTCTGAATTTGAAGAATCTGAAGAAGACATGGGTACGGTCCTAGAGTTTGATGCGTCACCGGAAGGCGCACTGACTACCATTGTCGAGATAGAAATGTCTGATAAAGAAAATCCGTTTTACGAAAACCTTGCAGAAGAAATGGATGAGGATCTTTTATCTGAAATAGCTTCCGGTTTGATGGAGGATTTTGAAGGGGATCTTAGCGCAAGAAAAGATTGGCTTGAAACATATGCAGACGGGATGGAATTGTTAGGTCTTAAAATACAAGACCGTACCGAACCGTGGGCAGGGGCATGTGGTGTATACCATCCGTTGTTGTCTGAAGCGTTAGTAAAGTTCCAATCAGAGACCGTTATGGAAACTTTACCTGCGGGTGGCCCCGTTAAGACTAAAATTATTGGGAAAGAGACACCTGAGAATAGAGCAGCCGCTATTAATGTTGCCGCTAACATGAATTACTACGTCCAAGAAAAGATGCCAGAGTATCGGGCCGAGCATGAGCGTATGTTGTGGGGCTTGGGCCTTGCGGGTAATGCGTTTAAAAAAGTGTATTACGATCCGACAACCTGCCGCCCCGCGTCTATTTATGTTCCGGCAGAAGATATGGTAGTGCCTTATGGCGCTAGTAATCTGGATGATGCAGAACGTGTAACCCATGTTATGCGTAAGACAGAAAATGAAGTTCGTAAATTGCAAGTCTCCGGGTTTTACAGAGATATAGAGCTAGATAGCCCCGAAGGCGGATACCTAGATGAAATAGAAAAGAAAATAGCGGAAAACATGGGGTTTAGCGCATCTTCTGACGATAGGTATAAAATTCTCGAATTTCATGTAGACCTTGATGTTGAAGGGTACGAAGACAAAGACGAAAAGGGTAAAGAGACAGGAATTGCGCTTCCTTATATTGTAACAATGGAGCGTAATTCGAACACCGTTTTAGCGGTTAGACGTAATTGGCTAGAGAATGATAGGAAGAAACTTAAACGTCAGCACTTCGTGCATTACCCCTACATTCCGGGGTTTGGGTTTTACGCTTTTGGGCTAGTTCATTTACTAGGTTCGTTTGCGAAGTCAGGAACATCATTAATACGCCAACTTGTTGACGCAGGAACGTTAAGTAATCTTCCCGGTGGTTTTAAAACCAAGGGAATGCGCGTTAAGGGTGATGACACACCCATATCTCCTGCTGAATTTCGCGATGTAGATATTCCAAGCGGCTCGTTAAAAGAAAACATCATGCCGCTGCCTTACAAAGAGCCAAGTCAGGTTCTATTCCAGTTAATGCAAAGCATTGTGGAAGAAGGTAGGCGGTTTGCGTCGATTGCTGATTTAAAAATTAGTGATATGTCTTCGCAGTCTCCTGTAGGTACAACACTCGCCATACTTGAACGAACATTAAAAGTAATGTCCTCGGTACAGGCGAGAGTTTATGCAGCAATGAAACAGGAGTTTCAGTTGCTGGCAGTAATAATTAAAGATGATACACCTAGTTCATATGCGTATGAGCCTAGTGAAGGAAGCCGACAAGTCAAACGCGCTGACTACGATATGGTGGAAGTCGTCCCTGTTGCAAATCCTAATTCATCGACAATGGCACAGAAGGTTGTGCAGTATCAAACAGTGATGCAACTCGCTGCAAGTGCGCCACAGATTTACGATATGCCTGAGTTACATAAACAAATGTTGGAGACAATAGGAATAGAAAACGTAGATAAATTAATTCCTTCTGAAGAAGAACAAAAGCCAACTGATCCAGTTTCTGAAAATATGGATCTTATTACAGGTAAACCTGTGAAGGCATTTATTTATCAGGATCATGAAGCGCACATTAAAGTTCATATGAACGCAGCACAAGATCCATACATCCAACAAATGATGGCACAGAATCCTAATGCACAAGCTGTTGCCGCAGCAGGTCAGGCTCATGTTGCCGAACATGTTGCGTTTCTATATCGGTCTAAATTGGAAGAACAACTGGGTGTACCGTTACCTCCGCCGGAAGAACCATTACCAGAAAATATAGAAGTGCAACTTTCTCGTTTGGTAGCGGATGCGTCTGAACAGTTATTACAACAAAACCAAACACAGATGGCGCAAGAGCAAGCGCAAGAGCAAGCGCAAGATCCAATCGTCCAAATGCAACAAGCAGAAATGCAACTTAAACAGGGTGAACTACAGCGTAAAACGGCTAAAGACCAAACAGATGCCCAGATTAAACAAGCTGAATTACAACTGGATGCAGCCCGTATTCAGTCTCAAGAAAAAACAGCATCCGCTAAAATAATGGCAGATGCTGCAAAAGAAGATGAAGTCTTAAAAGTTAAACAAGCTATTGAAGGGGCTAAATTAGGGTTAAATCTAAATCAAAATGTGAGTAATATGGTAAATAGCGGTAGAACACCGGAAGAAGAGGGGTAAATGGACGTATATCAATTAGTGATTAACGAAATTGATACTAAACATAATATTTTACTTCAAAAGTTAAGTAGTGGTAGTATTCAAGACTATTCCGAATACAAATATGTATGCGGGATAATAAATGGGCTACTTTCTACGAAAGAATACTTAACAGATTTACAACAAAGGTTTGAAGAAGATGAGTGATGCAGTAAAAATAGTAGATTTTGATGAGAAAAAAGCCACGCAACTACCTAAGCCCCAAGGATACCATATCTTGTGCGCGGTCCCTGATATCGAAGATAAATTCGATAGTGGGCTTCTAAAAGCTAATGAAACTCAAAAAAACGAAGAAATCTTAGCAACGGTGTTGTTTGTAATGGAACTAGGCCCAGATTGTTACACGGATGAGGGTAAATTTCCTACAGGAGCATGGTGTAAAAAAGGCGATTTTGTGCTTGTAAGACCCCATACAGGTACG